AGCCGCCGCCATCGCCTGAACCACCGGCACCACCATCGCCTGAGCCAGCAGCACCGCCATCACCTGAACCAGCAGCACCATCGCCGGAAGCGCTACCGTCTGAAGAACCGTCGCTTGATGCACTACCGTCCGAGCTGGAATCGCTGGAGCTGTCCGAGTCTGCGTCGGAAGTGGAGTCAGAAGTAGCATCTGAATCCGTGTCTGAATCCGTGCTGTCGTCGCTAATTGCCCCAATCGCTGTGGCTGTGACGTTGCCCATTGAAACAGCATTGGATACGGCAGGCGCACTATCTGCGCTAATACCAGCGTCACTTACCGCTGCGCCAACAGTACCGTCGGAGCTGTCTGAAGAAGAGTCCGAACTTGCGGCAGCATCGCCACCACCGCCGTCGCCAGTGAAGTTGCGTGTGAACGAGTCTGTTGGGGTTGCCGTATTGACGGCGTCCGCTGCTTTCTTTTGTGGGATCAACGCGTACAAACCTGTGATCGGGTCGTACGTGTATCGCGGCATGTTGCCGTAGAGCGTTTCCAACCCTTCGGGCAAGCTGTACTGGCCGTTGCTGTAGGTCGTGCCGCCAGACGCCATGCGCACGACGGGGTCGAAGCTGGGAATATCTTGCTCGTTGGGGTCGCCTTGCACGTCGCCGCCCATTGCCATTTTTTTGTATTCTGGACCGGGAGATTCGTAAGGTGTGCCTGCCGTGTAGGAGTCGGACAACCAGTTGCGCTCGCGTGAACTGACGTTCGGGTTTTCGTCATAGTTAGCGCCCACTGCGTCCGTTGGCATCTGCACTTGGCGCTGGAATGTGTAGGGGCGGATCATGCCCGGTGAAGTCTTTGGGATTTCAACAGCTTTTGGTTGTGCGGCTTGTTGCAACAACGGCAGCGCGGCCATACTAGCAATACCGGCACCTTTGAGCGCACTACCGCCGCCGAGGGCAGACAGGGCACCTTTAGGATCGTTCCATGCCGAACCACCGCCTGCGGCTGCCTTGTCCCAAACAGACGCATTGGACACCGCATCTGTAGCGTTCTGTGCAGCAGCGGCTTCGGAGCCGCCGTTCATGAGTGTTGCGGCTCTTGCTTCGCCGCCGATAGCAGCTTCGCCCAAACCACCAGCACCGGCCAATGTGCCGGCAATACTTGCACCACCAAACGCAGTCATGCCCGCGGCCAGACCGCTCTTCAAGTTACCCGAGGCCAGAGCGCCAATACCGCCAACAGCCAAACCGGCCATGCCGGCAGACAAACCGTAGCCTGCGGGGCCGAGCGCAGCACCCATTGCGAGTTGCCCGATCGGGCTGGAGACAACCTTGTTTGTCGCGCTGCCTTCTTTGAAGGGGTTCAAGTCACTAAGACCGAAAGCTTCCGGCAAACCTGTAGACGGGTTGATCGTCAAAGACTTGCCTTGCGTATGCGCAGCATTTTGCAGTTTAGCCACTTCGTCAGGGGCTACGTGCATGAGCATTGTGTCAGGGCCGCGGCCTTGAGCAGCCATGTTTTGTGCGAGTTGGTGTAGGCTCATTTTTGCCTCTTAAATGGGGTTAATCAAGTCTATCATGGGGAGTGCTATACGGCAATTACGCTTTGATGCGCAAAGGGTAGCTGGTGGCCACACCGCCAGACGTGTCGTAGTACACATCACCAGAACGAAGGTCTGCGAAATCGGCATCCGTTGGAAGGTATGTCAAGTCCAAAAATAAAGCAGTACCGCCGATAGGACCCGGGTTTGTCAGTTGATTGAAGAACAAGCGCAGCACGTTGTTGAACTGCTCTTGGTAACGCGCTTCGTAGGCGTTCGGGGCCAGCGGTAAGTTCGGTGGGGTTACGTTCTGTTGTGCCATTAACGACGTCCGTCCTGCTTAATGTCGATACGAGGGGCACCGAGCTGCCACGCTGTGTCCAACTGATTTGAGACCACCTTAAACGCCATCTGACGACCGCGCACGCGGGTGTAGATTTGCCCAGTGAACTGTTCGATCGGGACCACGCTTGTGCGCACCACGTTGCCGTAGTTGACGCCACCTTCCGACGTTGGGTCGTTGTAACCCGAGCCTGAGTTTTGCAATGGGTACAAATACATGGTCGCGGCGGGGTTGGTAGCGGTTGATCCGCGGAAAGTGATGTCGGGGATGATGCGCCAGACGAAACCGAAGTTGTGACCATCACCAATATCAAATTCTGACGAGGTGATATAGGACTCAATCGCCGTGGGCGTGCCGGTCTCGTTGTTGTTCAACCCACTCTCATGGTCCACAATGTTGTTCTCGTAGGTCGCGGCAATCGGGTAGTCGCGCAAAGACGTGTCGAGCCAAGCAGTGCGCCCCATGGTGCCGTAGTACCAAATGTCCTCGGCGTAGTTGTACACCACATACTTGTCGTTGACGTCCGAGTTGGCGGAGCAGTAGAACCACCACACCTCGTTGAAACCCTCGTTGGTGCCCGAACAAACCTGTTCGTACTGGAAGGAGTTGATGTCGCTGAAAATGTACTGGCGCAAGTCGCAACGCAACGTCTGCACGCGGCCGTCGTATTTGTAGAACTTGTCGATGCCCATCCAGTAGGTGACGCCTGAAGCCAGAGACACGGCGTTCTGGCTCACGATGGAGACGTTGTCGCCAAGCAGCTGGTTACCCCACACGTAAGGAGGGCCTAAGTATTGCAACGAGTACAGCGCGGAGTCAGTCCAAACCAAAATCTCTTGGCGGGTCTGCAAGGCGGTGACGATCTCTGAACCGTGAGACAAGCGCACATCACCTGCTTGGTTCGTGACGGCAGGCGACCACTCGGTCAAAGATTCTTGGTCAGACCAGCGAATAAGCATCGGGTCCTGCGCTGTCTCAAACAACGGGTTGGTGCCCATTGCAAAGGTGAAACGGCTTGTGTCCGACACAATTATGAAGTTCTGGACGATCGGAGTTTCGTTGGCTCCGGCCAAGTCGGCGATATTGATGGCGCGGGGGGAAATTGACTGGGTGCCAGACTGCGTGCCTGTGGTGTTGATTGCAGAACCGCCGGGGGTCAAGGACAGGTTAAATGTCGTGCCGGTGGTGTTGATGACGTAGTAGATCGTGCCGGGCGTGAGGCCGGTTGGCAGTGCGCTGGTTGTGCGTAGAGTGATCGCGGTGTCGTTAGCAAAAGCTACGGGAGAACTGACCACGGCAGGGCTGGCCACGGTGATTGTCACGTTCTGGCCTCGCACGCCAATCGTTGCGTCCCAGTAATAGATACCGCCGCCGCGTGGGCCAAAGATGCAGTCTTCACCGAAGTTGTACTGGCTCCACAAGCGCAACGAGTCGCCCTCGGCTGTACCAACACCCCAAGCACCGGAACCCCATGGCCCCGCACCCCAACCCGTCAAAGGCTGAACGTACTCAGGGCCAGTGTTGATCTGGTACATGGTGTAGACAGTGCCGCCACCGCCTACGTCTGAGACGTTAGCCACAACGGTGGCCTCGAATGTGTACGTGTTGACATCAATGAACGTGACGCGATACTCACGGTTCAGCACCGAAGCTGTAACAAGCCCGCCAAGACCTGTAGCACCAGAGTATGTAACGTAGTCGCCTGTGATGCACCCATGGTCCGTGTCTGTAACCGTGATTGTGCGTGAGCCAGCCGTTGCAGCAAAAGGGTTTGTCAGCGTGACGGCCGAGCGCAGCGGTGTGATGTCGTTGTAGAGGCCGCCTTGCTCGATGTAGAACTTCTGGTTTGTGCCTACGCCGATAAGGTTCAACGCACCTAGCGTGATCCAGTTCCACAACGAACGGCAGGTACCCAAGAACGTAGCCGTGGAGATACGGTTCCACCCGCCAATTTTCTCCGGCGTGCCTTGACGAAAGCGCACTTTGTCGCAGTCGTACCAACCACCCTCAGTGGTGTAGCGGGTATTCTCGCGGTTTACACCGGGCTTAAAGAGGATTTTCTGTAAAGGCATGGCGGGATTTTCTCACTTAGGCTCGGCACTGTCCATAGCACGCATCATATAGCGCTTGTCGGGCTTCAAGGCCGATGTAACCACCATTGATTTTCTTGGTCATACCCTTGATGTCGCCAACGTCGGCGAACGCAGACAGGTTGTTTGCTTGCCAGAACCAGCCCGCAGAACGCGCAGCATAGAGCGGCTCCAACAACAGGTCCGGGTTGGCCACAAGGTCGATGCCGAGGGCTGTCCCACATCGGGTGTAGTTGTCCTTGCCTGTGAGTTGCTTCAACCCGCGGCCGCGGTACTTCCAACCCTCACCAGACTCGGCCGGGCCGTTGCCCATACGTGACGAGTAAACCAAGTTGGCGATGAACTCCGGCTTACCGGCTATGCTGTTTGCCACGGCAGTGGGCACTAACTTACCGTTCTCTTTGATCGGCTTTTTGTCAGGACCAAGAACAGCGAAGCGGTTGGGCCAGCACGCGGCAAGCGTAGCGGCTTTGTAGTTGAGGTTCTCGCTCAACATGGTGTAGCCGCCGGACTCGTGGCTAGTCTGCGCTAGGAACGCGGCAACGCGTTGTGGCGTGTCGATCTTGAACTCTACGCAGGTTGCGCCTACAGCGTCCAGCCACTTGGCCGGGTCTTTAATTTTGGCAGCTTGCAGGTCAGCGATGGTTGGGATCATTTGCCGTCCTTTAAATCTTTCATCTGCTTCATGGTGTCTTCGCGGGCTTTGTTAGCCTGACCGTAGAAGAAAGCGATGATGGCGGGAATTGTCGTACCGATCAAGAAGCCCAAGATGATGTTAACGAAGTCGCGGTTGCGGTTCTCAACCGGCAGGAACGACACAGCAAAGAAGTACGAGCAGGCAAAGACGCCCCAGAACCAAGCATAGTAGTAGAGAAAGCGTCGCACAAATTGGTCAGAGGACAGCAGCGCTGCCATCTGCATGTCCGTAGCACGCTGGGTAGATTTCTCGTCAAGCTCGGCCATGAACTCAGAGTGGCGGTTTGCTTCCTCTTGCAGCTTGGCGTTGTACTCAGGCGTTGCTTCGCCTTCTGGCTTGAGCTCAATACCCAGCTTTTGCTGTACGGCGTCCACGCCCTTTTCGATCACTTGGTCGGCGACCTTGTGCATCCCGTTGTTGATGAGGTTGGCTACGATGCCTGCGACGATTGGTAACATTATTCTTCCTTGTCTTTCAAAAGTTTGTGCTTACGATCTTTCTCTTCGAGCCGCACAATCAGCGCCTCGGCCTTCTTCAACTGTTTGCTCTGGTACGCAACCAAGAAAGACAACCCCATCAACCCGAAGATGATGAGCGTAACGATGGCAACCCAGAACCAGAACTCCCTCATAGAGTGAAAAACAGTCCAATCATTTCGAGAAGCCCCAGCGTTACCGCCACTGCGTACACCAGCTTGGCCGTTAGGATTTCTTTGCGGTGGGCGTGTCGCCATGCGTTGTCTCGTTCTTTCTTGAGTTTTAACTCACGAGCAACATCTTGCTCCTCTAAGATCTCATCGTACTTCTCAAGGAACTCTTGGTACATAGCACCAAGCCCCAGCTCTTCTGGCGTTCCCCAAATCATGGCCTGCTTGAGCTGTTTGTTCAGCTCCTTCATTTGCCACTGCATTTCAATACGATCAATCGCACTATCGGCAACTCGCTCTGTGGTCAGAGCCTCTTCTTCAAGTTCCCGGCAGTGTGCTTTGAGCTGTCGTATCGCCTCAAAGTAGACCTTCAAATTCTCGCAAATCTCGTGCACTGCACGCGCTTGAAACTCCTCGTAGCTTAGTTCGGGCTCAGGTTCGCGCTTAGCTTTCTTGCTAGGAGTGTGTACTGGCGTAGCAGGCGCAACGACCGCAGTGGGCTTAGGCTCTGGCTTTTTGCCGAACAGCCCCTGTAACCACCCCCAGATACCAACAACTTCTTTGTATATGGCTTTAGCGTCAGCCACGCCGCCTTCAACTTGCTTTTTGAACTTGCCCAATTCAGCCTTCCCCTCGGAGAGCATTTGACAGCCAGCGCGGATAGCACCGACTGCGCTTTGCGCCATAAGGAGGAGGCTGATTGGGTCAATGGTTTACTCCGCAGGCTTTTCGGCCAACGCTTGTTTGAGCATGTTCAAAAACGCATCACGACCGACTTGCAACTGGTCCAAATTAAAGCGAGCCGAAGCGACCTTGCGCTCCAAGTCAGCCGTGTGGTCCAGCAGTGCTTTTTGTTGGTCTGTGAATGTGCTTACGTCGTACTCGACGCCATCAATGACCACTTGAGATTTTGTGTTGTTACTCATGTGTTTTCCTTTGATTGCCGCCAAGGTCGGGTGGCGGCTTCCCGTTATGCTGCTTTCAGAGCTTCAACGTCAGCGCGGAGCTGTTCGATGAGGGCTTGCTGTTCTTGGATGGCTGCTGTCAGAGTAGCAACCAAGAAGCTGGTGTCAACTTGTTGATAGTCAGGGCTTCCATCTTCTTTAACAGCATCTTTTTCGCCTGTTACTGCGTCAGGAACAACAGCTTGAAGCTCGTGGGCAATAAAGCCCTGCGACTCCTGACCGCCTTCTTTAAAAGAATATGTAACAGGGTTTAACAACATCACTTTGTCCAAAGCTCCTTGCATTGGCTGCACATTTTCTTTCAAACGATAGTCTGAGACTGAGCCGTATGTAGTTACGTTTCCGTTTACGGAAATAGCTCCTGCATAAACCAATGCAGACCCATTATCTGAATAAAAATAACAGATTGAACCGCTTGTTGAGCTGATTGCCCAATCAGAATATCCAATTGTTTGATAAATCTGGATGCCACCAGTTGAATTTGAATTTATAGCAACACCTTTTGTTCTGGCCGCAGCTGGAAGTGTTGTGCATCCTACAAAAAATTTACCACCGGAGTCGATACGGGCGCGTTCTGCCATCGTACCGCCGCTATCTAACGTGGAGAACTGCAAGTAACCGTTATTGCCCGTACCTTGGTAGCGACCTGCAATAGCACCAAACATTACATAGGCTGCTGTATCAGTGGCATAGCCGCCCAAGCCGATGGCTGCACCTTTGTTGGTGGATGATGTTGTGTCGTTTGAAACTAGGGTCAAAGTTTGACCACCAGCGCCGCTATCAACAGCCACGTTGCCACCAACTATTTGCATTTTTAAAGGGTCGGATGGCGTAATTGCTGAGGATGTGCCAATAAAAACTCTACTTGAAGCGTTGATGGTCATAGCCGAAACGCCACCCGTTGCCAATGACAAGGTGTTCGTGCCGTAGACAATGCCTGTGTCTGTGTCAGTACCGGTTACGGATGGCGCTGCCGCCGAACCGTTGACGCTGGTGATTCCCGTGGTTCCGTTGAGGACGAGTGCCATAATTATTTTTCCTTGCAGTTATCGAAGTGCCAACGATTGCCAGCGCCTTTGTTGTACCCAACAGTTTGACAATGTGGACAAGTCCACGGATTCTTTTTCAGTAGCAATGACAGATTTGCCTTCTGCTCATCAGTCAACAGCTTACCTTTTTTCTTTGACGGTTTGCCAGTGTGCGACAAACGCATCTTCTCAATCGACTCAGGGCTGTGTGTTGCACCCTTACGAGGCGATGGCTTACCCTTCTTGGCGCCTGAAAGCAGCTCACGCATACCAAGCCTAGTCCACTGCTCTTTCGCGGCCTTGCTGACCCTCTCTCGCGTCTCGGCTGACATCTTCAAGCCCTTGTTCCAAGCTGGTATTCCAAGTTTGAACTTGTTCCCAACTGCCAAAGGCGGCTTGCCCCCACCAGCCACAATGTTCCAGCCAATGCCGTCAGCAGGACGCAGCTTGCGCTCGATGTCGAGGCAGTAATCTTCGTCCGCGATCAGAATCTGAGTCTTAACCAAGTTATCCCAGCCATGCTTCTTGATTGCAAACTTGAGGTGGCGGTTTTGCCCACGCTTGAAGTGTTGCTCAAAACGGGCACTAGCGTCTTTGGACACGCCAACATACCCCTGAGTCATCAGGTCGGTATGGTCGGCACATCTAATCCAATAGACGCTCGTGACTGTCATTTATTTAGCCTCCAACGCAGTGATGCGCTCAGTGAGTGTTGTGATTAGGGCTTGTTGTTCTTGGATGGCTTTAATGAGGCGCGGTACAAGTTTTGAACCGTCAAAGCCCCATGCAATTTCCATCTCGCCGTCTTCTTTATCTTTACCAACGGACACACCCTCTGGCGCTACTTCGTAAAGTTCTTGGGCAATAACACCGTACTCCACCGAGCCAACGCCGTTTTTCCAATCAAATGAACGTACTTGAATGTTATTCACTGACTCCAAGGCGCTTGGCGCATCAACAATGTTTTCCTTCAATCTGGCATCGGATGATGTGGCGTAAGTTGTAACACCTGCGGCAATCGAAATGTAACCAGCGTAAGACGCAGTGGTGTTGTTGTAGTAAAAGAAATCCATGTAGGCTGAACTGCCTGTTGCCATAGAAGACTTAACGTAGTCAGTTCCCTTAGAAAGAGAACCCCAATAACCATTAGTACCAGAAACAAAATATGCTTTTGACGATGTGAAACCGCTTGTAGCACCCACCAAAAAGTCGCCGTTGTATGCGATAGTTACTGCGTCAGCGTTCCAAGTGTTGTCGGACTTTCGGGTTGAAAAACGTAAATCACCGCCGTAGCCAGACCCGCCACCAGCACCAACTGTGCGGATAGAAGCCCGTGTATTTGCGCCAACAGAATAATTAGAAGTGAAATAAAGGTACGCCTCAGATGTACTTGAGGTAATGTTACCGCTTGTGTCTATAGCTAGACGTTGTGAGCCAGCCGTATGCAGTGCCATCACGCCAGAAGCAAACAGGTTTGCGTAAGCGTTTGCAAATGTGACAGACAGTGTTGAGGGTGAGCCTCCTGTACGCTCTAAGTACAAAGCACTTGCAGCGCCGTCTGCAACCGCAGTGCTGACCACGCCACTAGGGGAGGTTGTGCCAAATCCAACTTTCTGAGTCGCGTCGATGTAAACAGCATTCGTAGCCGCACCACCAGCAGTAGTGGTTTGCAGAATCAATACGCCGTCATTGCCGCCTGTGCTTTTTACGCCAGCAGACCCGCTGCTTGCGCCGTTGTCGCTGAGGATGATTGTCGATGCCATTATGCGGCTCCTTCAAGTTGTTCTTCTGTTGGGCGAGCCAATGTTGGGTGGTTCCACTCTTTAATGTAGTCACCGCGACCATCGCTGTCGTTTTGCAAGCGGATGGTGTCCAAGAAGTCTGCGTCTTGCAGCTCAGGGTGGATTGCTTTGATTTTTTCGTAGAGTGTCATCATGCTGCCCTTACCATTGCGCCTTGAAAATAAAACGTGTTTGCATCATTTGCTCCAACATACAACGAGTTTGTTGCTGTACCTTGTATGTAAACGTACATTTCAACGTAGTCCGTTGAGCCGTTTAAGTACACATAAGCGGAACTGTTTAGAAACCAAGATGGAGAGGCTGTAGCTGGCGGGTATAGGTCGTTTTGTCTACCAATTGTTGAACCGTTTTTATAAAAACTTGTGATGATGCGGGTCAAAGTTGAACCCGCCGAAATCTGACCATATCCTGTTAAAAGGTAATAGCCAGCAACATTTGGCGTAAAACGATAGTTGGTCGCATTATCGTAACAAGATGCTGTGTCCCACGCTTCTGAATTACACGCGACTTTTGTAAATGTAGCGTTTGAGACTAACTGTGCCGCGCTTACAGACGCACTAAATGAAGGGCCATTACCAGCCACGCCAGCAGCCAACGCAGCTTGAGGAATAGATGCAGAAGGCAACACAGGAGCTTGTGCAAAAGTAGCCACCTGCGCGGAACTGATTGTCAAAGCTGTAGTTGGCGAAGCACCTGTCTGGAAGACGAGCGTGCCTGTAGTGTCCGCAGTGACTTTATATGCGGTTGTCGATGTGGTTGATGCGCTAATTGTGCTCATGCTTTATTCCTTAGATGATGACCCAAGACTGGCCAGTAGTAACCGTGATCTCGACGCCTTCGGCAATTGTGATGGGGCCTACTGAGAAGCCGTTGCTGCCAGCTGGCAGTGTGTAGCTGACAGTCGCTGTGTCTTTATTGACCTGAATTACACCACCGGCTTCTGCACCGCCACCTGCGATCTTAACGAAGTCCGAGCCGTCCCAAGCTGCAACAGCAGTCTCGCCAGCAGCAAAAATGACGCCGGTTGTTGGGCCTGTGCCGCGCAGCACGATCGACTGTGTGGCGCTTGCGTTGATGACGGTGTACGTCTTGCTGCGTGCTGGCGCTGTGATGTAGCGTGTGACTGTGCCGGAGGCTGTCCACAAAATAATCTGCTGACGTGCCTCGTTGGCTGCGCCGGACGTGTCTGTCAACGTGATGTCTGCATCAACGGTAATCTCTGTGGTGCCTGAGATAGCCGAATCCAACAGCTCGGTGATCTCTTCGTTGACGACGTCGCCCCATGTGCCTGACAGCTCGCCCTGTACGGGGAGCGCAAGACCTAAGTTAGTGGTATAGGCTGTTGTCACGTTTTACTCCTGAGTCGGCACAACACGCCAGCCGGGTGTGGCTGCGGTGTTGATATTTTGCCATGTTGTGCCAGTGTTGTCATTGATTGTTGTCCACCCTGCGTTCTGCGCGTCATTGATTACAGCCCAGAGCAAACGGCCTGCGTCAACGTCTGTACCTGTAGCGCCTTCGATGATGAACGCCACGAAAGCCAGCACCGCAACGAACTCGTCAGAAGCTGTGGCTGACTCCTCCACGCTCACGGCAAACGTAACAGGGGTGACCACCGCATCGGAACCTGTAGCCGCCTCAACCACCGAAGCGTCGAGTAACAACTGGGCAACGTCTGTCTCTGAAGCTGTTGCTGCTTCCAAAATGTATGCAAGGTACGCGAAGCTGCCGGCGTAAGTGTCCGAAGCTGTGGCTGTTTCCGCGATTCGTACGGAGTAGTTTGGTGCAGCCTCGACTGCGTCTGAACCAGTGGCGCTGTCCGCAAACAGAACCGCGAAGTTCGCCAAGGCTGCCGTAGCATCGCTGCCGGTAGCAGAGTCCGCAAAAGCAACGCCGAATGTAGCTCGGGCAGATGTTGTATCCGAACCTGTCGCAGTCTCTGCCACAGCAACACGGAAACTAGACAAGCTGCTCACGGTGTCCGAACCTGTTGCGGTCTCAGACACTCGAGGTGTGAATGTTGCAAAAGCACGAGTTGTGTCGGAGCCTGTCGCTGTGTCAACGAAGGCGGACTTGAAAGTTGCTGCGGCTAACACGCTGTCGGCTGCGGTCGCAGTCTCGCTGACAGAAGCCTGAACAAAGGCCCCCGCCATTGACGAGAAAGGTGCAGCAGAAAACGAGTAGGCCCCAAACATTAAAGTACAACCCAGCGCGATCCGCTTGACACTGTGACAGACACGCCAGACGCAACCGTAATCGGGCCAACGCTCATAGCACTGTCGCCAGTGGCGATCGTGTAGTTTGCTGAGACCGTCATCGAGTTCACGATCAAACCGTTCGTAGCGTTGACCTGAGTGGCTTTGAGGCCGGTCGAGTCAACCTGTGCTTTCCATGCTGTCTTGGCCTGCGTGAAGCCGCCCACGTAGAACTGGTGTGCGTTGGCTGACCCTGTAGAGTCAGTTGCGTAAACCAAGTTGCCTGTGTAGGTGCTGTTCAGTGCAGAGCCAAACAGGTATGCCTCGTTCGGGCCTGTGACGGTGTAGGTTGTGTCGGCGTAGTTTGAGCCTGTGAAGCCCACGTCTGCCCAACCATGCGCATCGGTGCTGTTGTTGGCGTACGCTGTGAAGTCGGCCGAAGCACTGATACCAGTGTTGGCGTTGTACACGTATGACTGCACGTAGCCGTTGGTCGATTTGGACATCGACACAATTGGGTTGACCGCACCGGAAAGCTGCGAGCCAGAACCAAGCGCCACAACACCCGCGGTGTCGTAGTTGACAGCTTTGCCAGCAGGGTAGTCACAGAACACGTCTTTCGTGCCAGCAGAGAAGTTCACCAAAGAACCTGCGTTGCTAGACGCTAAAACGGTTGTGCGAGAAAGGGTTGTACCAGATGATGTGTAGGTGCCGATACCGACTTCCCACTCAGTCGTGCCTTGTCCCGCGATTGTGTAGTAGGTGGTGTTCCCGTTACCGATCGCAGTGAAAGTCTGGAAGCCTAAAACAGCCCCGGCCAGCGTTACTGTACCGGTGCCTGTTGTGGTCGTCGTTTCCCGAACACGGTCCGCAAGAACGAACGCCATGTTTTATCCTTAAACAGCGTCGAGGCTGAAGGTGTAAGTCACAGACAAGGTGTCGCCGGACACCACTGCGCGATCGCCGGGAGACTGGAAGTCAGCAGCAGAGAACAAGGTGCCGCTCGTGCCGCCCTTTGTGTTATCCGTAGTCAAGAACGCACCGCCCACAGTAGTTGTGGCGTTGATGCTGAACGTGGCTGCGGAAGCCGAGTTGGTGGCCACAGATGGGTCAGCAGTTGTTGGGGTGCCGAAGGTGCAGGCAGGGCGAGTTGCTTGGCTGTAAGCCGTGACTTCGGTCCAACCAGCGTGAGACGCCATTGTGTCGGCAGCAGCAGGAGTGTTCGATGCGCCGGCACCGTACAGGCCCAAGTACCAAGCAGCGGTGTAGCTAGAGCCTGTGAACGTCTTAGCGTTCATGAACTGGAGACCTTCGTTCACAACGAGGTTGTGCTCTTTGGCTTCCCACTTGAGGTTGCCGTCTTTGTCGTGACACTGAACGGTAAAAATACCGCCAGCTTTTGCTGATTCGTTAGACATTTATTGCTCCTTATGCAATGCGGATGATGGCCGCTGTGTTGGTGGCAGCAGGGAACTGCACCGTGAAAGTTGTTGTCGAGGTCTTGTCTGCACCGAAGTCCAGCACACAAACAGAAGCGAGCGAGTCAGCGTCATAGATCAACGCGCCGCGGGCGCTAAGCGCAGCAGTCCACTCCACATTGGAAAACGACAAGTAGGCCGTGGCCGGGCCGTTTTGCGTTCCGATTGTCGGCACCTGTGTGACTGTCAGTGCTTCACCGCCGGCCGTGTAGCCTGTGGCTACCACTTCACCTGACGTTGTGTACGCAGTTGTTTCTGGGCCAATCGAGGCCGCGCCTGTGTACAGAGCGATCTTGAAATTGCCTGCGGCAAAATCGTAGCTGCCGTCCAGCAACCCGATCTTGAATGTGTTTGTTGCACCCTGAGCGATAGCCATTACTTGACCCCGTTATTCTGCGGCAGTGCAGGCATTCTGAACTGGCCGCTACGGTACGCATCGCTACGCTCCAGACCGTCGCCCAGACGCTTAGCCAACGCCAACGCTTCTTGGTACTTGGCGTTGTACAACGACATCATGTCGGCCTCGCCCTTCATGTAAGTGTAGGCCTCAACCAAGGTGCCATACAACAGCACGGAGTCGAAGTTGTCGCCCAGCCAAGTGTGGCCATCCGCAGCAACCGTGATCGACTCAGGGTAGTAGTAATAGTGCAGCTCGACTGTGTACTCAGCATCTGGCGTTGGACCAAGAATGAACGACAGCTCGTCTGTAATGACAGGAGAAGCGTCGTTTGTCGTGGTCGGGCCAAACAGGGCGTAGTACTTAGGAAACGCTGTGTCCGTTGGCTTTGGGTAAGCTTGACGAATGAAGTTCACGTCCTTGTTCAACATGTACTCGTAATTGCCATCTGCATCAACCACAGCGATCGAATACGTCGCCAGAAAGTCGGATGGGCAAGACAAGTACTTGTTGGACGCAGTCGTGTACCCCGTCACGTTTTTGCGCAACGAGGGGAACTGGACGGAGTTGTAAATGCGCTGCTCTGCCTGAGTGATGAACGTGTTCATGTCCACCGTGGGTACGGTGTTCTCAGTGTAGTCAGTAACCGCCGTTACCAGTTCGTCGTACGTCATGCTTAGGCCATTGGTCCGCGGGCGTACAAGCCCTTAGTTGCAGCGCCAGTACCGCGGATTTTGATACCCGAAGTCTTGGTGCCCTTGTAGTCGTTGCTGTGGCTGTTGGCAATCGACTGGTTCATGTCTTTCAAGTACTGCTTGTTGTCGGCAGTACCGGCTTCCTTGATAGGAGCAGACTTAGGTTGTTTGTAGGTAGCCATGATTAGCCTTTCGACTTTTGGTTGGCGATCTTCGCCAAACCACGACCCATCTTGAGCATGTCGCTGTTGGTCTTACCGCCAGCACGGAGTTTGGTTGGGGTCTTGCCGGGGTGCATGTTTTTCTCATGCTTACCAACAGCAGCCTTAATCATTTTCTTGTCTTGGGCCAGATCGGCCTTGTCCATTTTTGCCATGTCGGCTCCTTACGTCGTTGTTACGGTAACTGTACCAATTTCCACGCTCAATGCCAAGTTGTTTGGCGTGAGTGCGTCATCAAAAAAGCTGGAGCCGCCAACAGGGTTCCATCCCCATTGTAAGTTGCGACTGCCTTCGCCTTGATAGCCCTGCTCTTCGATGGTCGGGCCGTTGCCCAACAGAATCTGCAAGCCTGTCGTACCAGACGACACGTAGCTGCGATCAGGGCGCGGGTTGCGCACCCCTTGAGGATCATCAACAGGGTACATACCCAGTTGCAACTGAGGGTGGTCGGGGTCCCAGCAAGGGCCGCACACCAACAGCTCATAGTTCTTGGTCTTAACGACCTCACGTTTGAGTTCTGTCAGCTTAAAGCGGAAGCCACAGCGATCGCACTCGGCGATGCTGTTTTTGCCGGAGGAGAACCGATTGCCCATTAGTTGATGAACATCTGACGCGGCACAAAGCGCACCGCGGCTTTCTCTTGATCTTCGCCGGCGGCAATCTCCCAAGCCTCGTCGTACTGCTGCTTGAGCACTTGCAAACGCTCCAGCCCACCGGGGACTTTGAGCGCCAAGTAGTACGACAGACCTGCGGTCATGCAGGGCACGAAACGGAAAGGCACGTCCATGACGTTTACACCGCCGCCGGCGTCTTGCACGCGGCGCATGCGCCAGTACACGAACTGATAGCTCTGAGCGCCGTCAGGTGTTGGCCACACGGTCACTGCTGGGAGCTTGGCCCAGTAGATTGTTGCGCTAGCTGTGTGGGCTGCTGCGGTTGTGTTGTTCTGACCACGGAAGCAGTTGTACAGAGTGTTGCCCGTGATGTAGCCGTACTGAATGTACTCGGAGTCAATCTTGATGAAACCGGTTGACGGAAGTCCAGAGGCGTCGGTAACAGTAAGCTCGGTATCTGTCGACGTGATTGTTGATGCAAGTGTGCCTCCAGTGGCTGATTGTTGACCGTCCAAACGCTGCACCCACACCTGAATTGGGCGGGCTTGTTGCAATTTGTTTGGGAGTGTGGCGTAAGTGGAAACACTAATACGCGTAATGGTCAGGTCAGCTTGGTTGGCTGTCTGGTTGGCCTGCGTGCGAATCACGTGTTCGAGCAGGTCAACAGTGTCGTTGGGCAGAGCATAGGTGTTCTGGCCTTGGATCAAATCAATGGTCCCTTGCTCGAACGTCCACATGTTCACGCCACGGTTCGCCCAGTCGGCGAACAAAAGGTTGAGACTGCGGCGAGCAGTCTTCAGATCGTAGCCGGTGCGCAACTCCGAGCCCACGCGCTCGAACGCCTCTTCGACCAGTTCGGTCAAGTCAAGGTTGAATCCAGTGGTTCCAGAGGTGTTTGCCATTTAGCATTTCCATGCCCGAAGGCTCTTGTTGATGCGGCTGTCAGGGTCCTTGGCTGTCTTCTCAGAAGTCAGCTTGGCCTTCATGCCTTTCATGCGTGCGCAAAACGAATCGCGACGAGAGCCGCCTTCTGGCTGTGGAGCCTTCAGACCGGGTTTGCCGGGGTTCGCTTTGTTGTACGCGGCACGCCCCTTGGCGTTCAAGCCGCCGTTGGGGTTCTTGCCTTCTTTGCGCTGCCATGCAGGCGACTTTACTTTGCCGCCTTCGGCGAACATCTCGACCTCGTTCGGATCATCCTTGCGGGTGATCTTCTTGCCTTTCGGCATCTTAGAGGGGGAGATGGCCCCCATACCACGGCTGCCCATCATGGCAATTACTTCTTGCCTTTGGCCATGCCGCCACCGCACATGCCGAGCGGTTTGCCGCCCTTCATGACGATCTGCTTGCCCTTGGTTTTACCCTTGGTAGCCACGCCGTCTTTGCTTGGGGCTGCTGTTTTCACTGAACCCATTTTGGCCTTAGTAATGCCGTTGTTCTTTGTTGCCATGTTGTTCACCTTTGGTGGTTTTGTGGCTTTCGCCACGGTTGGGGAAATCTTACTTACTGTGCCGGTCTTCCATAAGCCGGTCCAGTTTTTCATCCAGTCGATCAAGCCGGTCCAAGACGCGGTTGATGTCGGCATGGACTTCGACTTTAGTGACGTACTCTTTCGCGACTTCTTCGCGGGTGCGATTGAGGAGGATCGTGACGCGTTTGATTTCATCTGACTTGTCCTTCAAAACCCACCCCACAAAGCCTAGCCCTACAGAGAGTACGACGTTCCAAATACTGTTATCCATGGCTTAGCCGTAGAACACAGTCACGCTGGCAATGTTCGTCAACGTGGCGTAAACGTCCGTTGTAAACAAAACACCTTGTTGTGGGATGGCCACGTAGAACGAGTTTGGGTTTGAGTTGGACGGGATGTCGATCTCAATCAAAGTCGTGCCGCTCGAGCCGCCGTTTTTCAACAGCAACGTGCCAGCAGCGCTTGCTGTAGCGCAGATAGAAAAGCCCTTCACACGCGTACGCTGGCCATAAACTGTGCCTGAAGCGTTTACGTGCTTGGCACTTACGTCACCTTGCATCATATTGATTCTCCTTGTTTAGTGGGGGCCGAAGCCCCCGAGATCAATTAAGCTGCAACAGCGCCGTTCAGAGAAACGATTGCCCAGCCAGCAGCGGTGTACACCAACATGGCAGACTCGCCAACGCCAGTGAACGTGATGGTCGAGAAACCAATTTTTGTGGTGGGGGTCAACACAGCAGAACCGCCGTCGACCACGTGAGTGATGATCTTGACTTCGCCGGCAGAACCGTTGGCCAAAGTCAGTGCTTGGGCTGAACCTGTGGTTGTCAAAGCAGTGAAAGCAGAAGTCACGTTGACTGCGCCCGCGCCAGACAAAGACTGTGTGTTCAACACAACAGCGTTACCGAAAGCGGAATCTACGGTTTCGACGCCAGTGGTGCTGTTAATGGTGATTGATTGGAAGCCGTTTTGCGACCGTACTGGGCCGCTGAAAGTGGTATTAGCCATGTGTTTTCCTTACATGCAAGTTAGGCGCATCTGTCTGCATGTCGTCAGCTCCAAGAAAGCTGTCAGATACGCCGGGGTTGTCTTGGTGTGTAGTTTGTACCATGGATTTTACGTGAGGTCAACATATTTGAACACCCAACCTTGCAACGGGCCGCGACTGATCGGTTGCCCCGACTTGAGCGCTCGGTTGACTGTGGGCGGCTTGAGCTGGAGTTCTTCGCGCAGCACCGTGATGCTGTTGAATGTCTCCGTGTTTCCTTTGCTGTCGATCACCTGTACTGCCCGCGCTACCTTAGCTCCGTGGTCTGGACGTTTCTTGCCGTACCAGAAATTGCCTTCGCCTGACAACGTAGCGCTGATCTTGGCTCGGACCGCTGCGGGTTGTGGCTTACCGCGCATGGTGATACGACGCTTCACCTTTTCTTCTTCCGATTGCACTCGCGCTTTTGATGCGATACCAATTTTTTTAAGACTTATTTCAGAGTGTTTGTACCCCCACGTCGGGCTCGCTTCTCCACCCATACCTAACATGGGGGCCGTGGCATCAACACCAATGTTGTAGCAGTAATCCTTACCCACATGCTCTCGGAGCCAGACATTCTCGGCAGCCAGCAAGTCTGCGTCGGGTTGTAGCTCTTCAACAACCACAAATACAAAAGCCTGCTCGCCGTACTTCACCCATGCCGCCTGTAAGTGGCGGTTGTTGTGCTTACCTGTGCGCAGCTCTGAGAAGTGGCGCGTTTTGCGACGCTTTAAGTCCACGGCGCTGCCGACGTAGAACTTGTTGTTGACGATGTTGATGATCTTGTAAATACCACGGGCCATGAAACTCTCCTTGTGCGGGGTAAGTGTACCATAAACTTAAAAAGTAACACAACAAAATAAAACAAAGGGGCCGAAGCCCCTTTGTAAACCGCATGGTTAGTGGGTTTGCAGGTTATGCACCTGCGGAGCCCCACATTCCGAGCGGATCCGACCAACCAAAGGAATAGCGCTCGCGTGCTTTGTAGCGAACGTTGCCCGTATCGAAGTCTCCGTCCATAGAATTGGTGAGAGGCGAACGCTCGAAGTGCTTCAAGCCGTTTGGCACGTCAGTCGTCAAGAACCAAGCATTGCTGTCGGTCAAGAAGTGGTTGACGGTGTAGCCACCGGGGATAGCGCCCATTTGCTTGATAGCGTTGATGTCGTTATCAGCAGTAGAAACGCGCAACTCGGTGTCGAGCAAACGCTTAGCCGTGAACATCAAAGCTGGTGGGATCACCATCTTGACTGGCTTAGCAGCGATCAACAAACCGCGTTCGTCGGTCCACGCAGCGATCTGAATCACAGCGTTTTCCAATGAAGTTTCGTTCAAGTCAACAGCAGTAGTTGGGCTGTTGTAGTTCACTGCACCGTTAACCAGTGGGTGACCAACACGTGAGCCGCCAGAGCTGACGCCGAACAAAGACACGCCGTCGCCGCCAAGATAGCTGCCGCTGAAACCGTTGTTGATAACGGATGCAGCTTTCACTTGCTTGGTATAAGCCATAGCGCGAGCCAAAGACTTGGTATAGCGAGCAGACAGGCTGTCGTACAAGTTGTCTTCAACAGCTTCTTCGGTGATCGAGAAGCCCAAGGCGATGGTTTCGTGGTTGTAGCGTGCTGTGAACGCTTCTTGCGCATTGTCATAAGCAATGGCAGAACCTTCGTTCTTAACAGGAGCTGCACCGAAGCCGGCCAACTTGGTTTCTTCTTCGAAGCTACGCTCAGATTTCTCTGTTTCGTAGATTTCCTTGTGCTCTTCGCCGTAGCGTGCGTACTCCATGCCGAACAAAGCGTTCAGGCCGGGCAGCAATTCTTTGAGCAGTTGTGCGCGTGAAATAGCCATTTAAATTACTCCTTACAGACCAACGGCGTTGGAATAGCTGTGGTAGCCGGGGTTGAACTTCACCAAGATGTCGGTGTATGCGTCGCCAACTTGTGAAGTTGTGCTGTTCACGAAACCAACGATGCGGAAAGCAGCGGTAGTAGTGATAGCAGTAGCGTTCACAGCCACGTTGCTGTTGCCGTTGGTGGTCGAACCAGTGCTTGTGGACTGGGCGTTAGCCAAGTACACGTTGTTGCCCAATTCAGTTTGGCTGATAACACCAGCTGCTTGAACTTGGAACACGGTGCGGTCGTCGTCAATCACAAACGCAGTAGCGTTCACAGCGTTAGCTGGGTAGTACTGAGAGAAGATTGTTTGGCCTTGAGCGTTGACATACGAGCAACCCACGAACACGCCAACTGCACCAGTCAAGGTACCGTTGCCGGGGAATGAGTTAGTCGTGGCGTCAGCGCCAGTACCTGTCACGAGCTGCAAATAGCCGTCGTCACCAACAAAAACAACGCTGCCGTTGAAAATGTTGTTGGCGTAGCCAGCAGGCGTAATCAGAAATGAGCGAGTGCTACCAGCATAAGGTAGACCACCCAACTCGTTTACGGCACGGAGGCCGTAGGGAGAAGCGGTAGATGCCATTTAAGGACTCCTAAGTTACTTTGAACCTGAACCAAAACCACCACCGCGACTGGTCGTTGACTTGCGGTCGCTGAACAGAGGCATGCGGGGATCATTGTTTCGCATGAAGTGGTTGTCCACTGAATCCATCTGGTTCTGCGCTTGCTTGTTGTAATAATCGTCACGGGCTTGCGCTTGTTCGACGGTCATCTTGCAGAGCATGAGGCCACCAATTTCCACGTTCCCAGTCTTCTCATTACCAAACAGTTGCAGTTCTGGATGGTCCTCTGCCTTCACCGGTTCCCAGCCTTCGCGCATCTTGCGAGACACGTTGGTTGGGTCAGCCTGTCCTAGAACGTGTGTCGCAATCCAGCGATACAAGAACCCGGGTTCAGGAGTTGGGTCTGGCAGAGATGTCGGCGGTACGTATACAGCACGGACATTGGTTTCGCGTGACACGAGATCACGGGGTGTACGGTTATTAGCCATTATTGATTCTCCAATTTTGCTACTTGCAGCGCATATTGCTGCGGGGTCAATCCAAATTTCTTAGCCAGCGCGAGCTGGGTTGTCGTCAGTTGGACTTTTTTAGCCCCCGACGATCTTGTGGCAGGGGCTACGACTGAAGCAGGTTTTCTTGGAGACTCACCGTGCGAAGGCTTGTCTACTTCCCCGAAAACTTCGGGAAACTTTGACTTCACGCGAGCATCAATCTGCTCGAAGTACTCGTTAGACCGTGGGTCGGTCCCCGAGTTCACTAGCTTTTGGTGCAGCCCTAGTGCGTAGCTGGTAACTTCTTCGAACCCACTGCTTCCGAACCACTGGTTTTTGGCTTGCCAGCGCAAGGTTTTTTCGTCCGGTTGTACGCGTTGGGGTTCGCGATGGGGTTCGCGATGGGTAGTTTGTATCTCATCTTCGTCAACTTGTAAAGGGGTTGGACGAAAATTTTTCGTCGCTTCCATTTTCATTTTGGCTTCGAGGAGGGCTTCTTGAGCAGCCAAGATAGCATCGGAGTCGAAAGACTCTTGTGCCGCTTTGTAGTCGCGACGTGCTTTCTCAAGCTCGTTCTCAGCCAGCGCCTTGTGCTGCGCCACGTACTGTTCTGTGCCGTGGTTGACGTTTTGGCGGAGCTTTTTATTCTCCTCCAACAACTGTTGTGTAAGACGCTCAAGCTCTTGCTTCTCGCGCAGAGTAGCTTCTTTGGCACGTCGCTCATCATGACGGGCATGCGTGAGCTCCTTGATTCGATCTTGTGCACCACGTGTGTACTTGTCGATCTCTTCATCGGTTGGGTCTGCGACCTCGCGGTCCAAAGGTTTACGGCCACGGTCCTTTTCAGGCGTGTCATCGACGATCTCTATTTCAACGCCGTCATCGGCTTCGATTTCGACTTTGTTTTCTGCGATCTCGTCGGGGAATTTATATTCATCCGTCATCGTTACTCCTTATGCGCGGGTTAAGCCGCGAGGGTCTTGCACAACAGCATCCACTTGATCGTCGTTAATCAGGCGGAACTCTTTTCCGAAAATCTTGAAACGCGTACCGGAATACGTACGCACGAGCACAAAGTCACCCTCTTTACACCAAGCACCGTTAGGGAACTTGGCAGTGTCTTTGTACGCGTCTGGGCCAACGCGGAGCACGAACAACACGGTTGTGGCGTGGTTTTCTTGCTGCATGGAAGCATGGTCTCTCACGAGATCGAGCGACGTGCCAGCGATCTTTTCATCGACTTCTGGTACTACGCACAGCAACTTCCAACCTGTTGGGGTCGGCAGCGCACCTGCTTTGGTTTCGTTGTCCGCACCTTCATCTGGCTTGTCGGCCGGCTGAATGTGTTTGGGTAGGACAATGCTTGGTGGCAGGATCAATCCTGCTTCGGTTTCAGTCGTCATTTGCTTTCTCCACTTTCTCTACAAGGTCAAGTAAGTAACGCTCTGCTTGGGCGAGACCCTGAATCATCCCGCAGAGTTTTTGATACTGAGCAAAATCCTGACAAACCCCGTCTGCGAGGTCGTCAGCATAGTTGTTCATGTCGGTGCGTATTTTTTCGCGCAATACGCGTGCGAAGTCTTGGATCATTTGTCAGTTTTCTCCTTTGAGTTGTTTTCCGGCTTCTTTGTCAGCTCTTGTCGAGCTTTTGCTTGCGCACGTTGGTGCTTCAAGTTCTGTGCGTGCACTTGCTCTTTATGCGTCAAGTTTTGCACGTGTTGCTGGGCAGCCATTTGTTGCTGTGCGCGGGCTGCCGCGATGTCTTGTTGCTGACGCTGCTCGTTGATCTGCACGTCTGACGTGGACATATCGTGCTGCGCCTTGGCGATGTCGATACCCATCTTGACGCCCGCTTGCTGCTCTTGTGAAGCCAGCTTGGCTTGGCTGTCCTTGATCTGGGCACCCACCTTCATGCCGGCAAGCTGTTGGTCGCCAGTGATCTTCATCTCGTCGAGCTTGAGCTTGGCTTCCTTGACCGCCACTTCGCGGCCTTTGAGCTGCAACTCTTGCTGCTGCATCTGCACCACTGGGTCTTGGGCTTGCTGCTGTGCTTGCTGCTGAGCGGCTTGCGCTTGGCTCTGTTGCAACACTTGCTGAGCGGCCTGCGCCATCATGCCTGACAACGCCACCTCGATCTGTGGTGGGAGCTTCTCGTCCTCGGGTGGCAAGGGCATGCCCAACTGCTGCTCGATCTTTTGGCGGTAAGAGAAGCCAACGTGCTCGGCCACGTGCGCCATGAGCGCTGCTTGAATCTGCTGAGCTTTGGGGTTCTGGCCGATGAGCTGCGCAACCGAGGGGTCCTGCAACATCGACATGTGCACCTTGATGTGCGACTCGTGGTCCTGATACATGAACGCCTTGACCGGCTCGCACTTGAGCACCTCCATGTTCTCTGACACGGGGTCGATCGGCTTGAGGTCTTCTGGCAAAGGCAGAATCTTGTCTGCGTTCTTCACGCCCAGCACCTCAAGCATGCGGCGATGCAGCTGCGGCAGGTCGTAGATGTCCGGAGCCATCTGGGCCATCTGAATCACAGCTTGGTACTGCACCACGCGCTGAGACATGGTCGCAGCATTCGGGTCGCTCACTGGGATGATGTCGACGTAGTTGTAGTCCTCTGCCTTGGCTTGACGTGTGCCTTGTTCTGGCTCGAAGTCGTAGTCAGGGTCTGTGTAGTCCTTGATGATGCAAGCCAGCAAGCGCAACTCTTGCTTGAAGCTGAAGTGCAGACGGGCCTGCACCGCAGTCATCACCTTCAACTGACGCTCTAGCAGCGCGAGGGTCGTGCCCACTGGCGCGTTGGAGCTCATGTCCGACACCTTCATGTCCGCAGTAGCTGCGAAGCGACGGCCTTCTTCCACGATCTTGTCGAGCAGACTTGCCAACACGGCCGATGGCTCTTTGTAAGGCAGAGGCAAGATGCTATCGCGCATGTTGCCTGAGCCGACGTCTACATCACGCCACTCGCCGGGGGCGATCGGAGTGTCATCACCTTTGATGCGAAGTCCCCGTGACTTGAGTCCACCCGGCAAGTTGGAGAGAGTGCCAGCGTCCACAAGCTGACGCATGATAGATGTGGCTGATTTGGCGAAACCCCCAATGAGGTGAAATAAGCCGAACCCGTAGGCACCAAAGCCCGGGATGTACTGATAGTGCACGAAGTGCTGGCGCTTGAGTCGGAGTTCATCGTCTTCCTTCCAGTTGCGGCGGATGGCCAAGATGTCGTTCGTACCTTTCACCATGGTCACCACGTACGGCAACGCGATGCCTGTCTCTTCTCCGTCACCGTCGGTGTCTTCGTAACCTTCGAGGTCCAAGTCCACGTGGATTTCCAAGAGCGTGTAGCGATCGTCGTCGATGTCGCTGAAGCCTGTCTCTTTGTCCTTGGCTTTCTGGATGTCGGTTTGTTCTTTGGTAGCCTCGCCCAACTCGATGTCGAGATAAAAGCCGGCCAACTGCAACTTGCGGATGTCGTTCTCTGTCTTGCGCATCACGTGCGTCAAGCGGTAGCAAGTATCCAAGTCGGTTGTGCCGTACGGCAAGATGATGTCCTCGGCTGGCACAAACATCGACACTTGACGGCCGAGGTTCGGGTCGTAGTACACCTTCTTGAAAGCTGAGCCAGTGGCCGGCAGTGACCACAACATGCGTTCTTGCTCTGGACGGAACTCGCGCATGACCTCAGTCAACTCGTAGTTCATGTCTGTCTCGACGCGGTCGGCAGCTTCTTGTTTCTCAGGCGTGTCCTTGCCCAGAATCTTTGTGCGCACCGGCCCTTGGGCTGGGAACATCTCTGTGATCGTCTCGCTTTGGAAGCGCACCACAGCCTCTGTAATCATGGGGTGGAACACACCGGAGGCCCCATTCCAAGGCTCTGTGCGTTCCTCGTACTGAAGTCCCAGAAGCTTTAAACCCTCGGTGTAGGCCTTCTCCCAATCCTTGCGGCTTGCCTTGTCTTGGTCGATCGCGCTAGACAGGTCCCCCGCCAGTGATTGCAAGGCACCTTCGTCCATGTACTCGGCGAGGTTGTCGTCGAAGCCCTCGTCCCCATCATCTTCGGCCGGGATCAGGTCGATCTCCAAACCGTCGATGCCGATTTTGACCGCTTCAGGATCAACGATCTCGATTTCAATCGGTTCTTCTTCTTGCGCGAGGGCGTCAATGCCCATGGGGGCTTGGTACAGGGATTTGTCGATGGCCATGGTGGTCCTTAATAGTATGCGTGTGATTTGCGTTTGAAGATGACGGGATCGTCTTTCTCGTCGCTATCCAATGGAATGAAGCCGCCTTGGCGGAAGCGCAGCAGAGCCTGAGATGTCGTATCCACGTAGTCATCATGCTCGCCGTTCGGGAACGATGCGACTTCTTCAATCACTTCACGCGCCCAGCGCGTGTCGGGTGCCCAGACTTTACCTGAACTAAAGAGGTCGGCCACAGCGTTCATACGCACAATCTTATCGTTTCCGCGGCTCGGTGTAAATTCTTGGACGAAGATGCCCATGTTGCGCAGTTCTTGGATGAGCGGTGCGCCGGCGGCTTTCTTCTCGATCACGAACGCGTCAGGCTCCCACTCACGGTAGTGTTTGAGCGCCACGGTCTTCAATTCTGGGAACTCCATGCGGTCCTTGAACGCGTCCAACAGGATCAACTGCGGTGCGTTGCCTTCCTCCTCGTTGTACCAGACGCCCCACGTTGTGCACGCGGAATAGTCGGACCGAGTCTTGGCTTCAAAGGCCGTATCCCAGCTCTGAATGATGTAGTCGCACCGTGGCGGCTCGTCGGCCGTCCAGATTCGCCATGATTTTCTTGAGACGATCGCTGCATTGTTGGACGTGGGCTGCTGCATGTACTGGGCGTTCCAGTACTGAGGGTCCATCGACGCTTTCGCCTGCTTCAGCGCATGCAGTGGCCACTGCTCGGGCCACAAGGACTTCTCTTCCTCGGTGTCCTCGTTCAAAATCGCCGGCAGCTCCACGATCTCCCATGGCACGGCCTCGGGATTCTTGGTCTGGTAGTCAATCAGACGGCCAGTCAGGTCCAAAAGGGACCAACGGGTCATGATGACGATGATCGCACCGCCCGGCATCAAACGCTGCAACGGACCAGTCTGGAACCACGACCACGCCGTGTCGAACGCGAGCCGCGAGTTGGTCTTTACGTCCTGTTCTGAATGAGGATCGTCAATAACGAACAAATCAGCACCACGCCCAGCAAGAGCACCGCCGACACCAGCAGCATAGTACTGACCACCAGCGCTTGTGCTCCATTTACCAGCTGCTTTCTGATCCGCAGCCACGTTTGTTGTGGGGAAAACTTCAGCATACTCCTCCGAATCAATCAAGTTCCGCACCCGGCGGCCGAAATCCTCAGACAAACCAGCGGTGTGGGTGCCCATGATGATCTTCTTCTCGGGGAATTTGCCCAAAAAGTAGGCTGGGAACAGGTAGGAGCTGAACTCCGACTTGCCCATACGCGGCGCGATGTTGATGATGACGCGCTTTTTCTTGCCGGCGATCACGTCCTCGAAGATTCTGGCCAGCTTGCGGTGGTGAGGCCCCACTTTGAACCCCGGGTACACCGCGTTGGCGAACCCCAGCATGCCGGAACTGGCCGCCTTCAGGCTGGCGCGGCGCTCGCGCACCTCAAGCATGTCGAAAAGCTCGATCTTCTCCGCCACCGTCATGGTGGGGAGTGCCTTTTGCAGAGCCGCGAGCTCAGGCTTCGTCAGACTGGTCAGGCTGTTTAGGTTCATCGTTAGAGTTTTCTGACACGTCGCTTACATCGACCACGTCAATGACGCCCATGAAGCGGTTGAGCTTCTCTTTGATCTTGGCGTCGATCTCGGCATCGGACAGTTCGGTTTTCTTTACCTCGATCTTGTCCGTAAATAAGCCAACCTCGGTTACCTTTCCTAGAAGGCCCAAGGCTTTGAGTCGGATGTTGGCGTTGGAGGACTTGGTTTCCTCGATCAACTGTGCCACGGCGTAGCCGCGAATCTCTTTGGCCTGCTGCACGAACTCCCAGTCGTAGGCGGCCAGCATACCCGTCAGGTGGCGCACGGCCTCCGGGGTCTTAATCTGAATAAGATCAGCCAACTGATCTTGATTGTCTGCGTTGGTGGTCAGGGACCCGAACGCCTCACGTGCCGCAGCGGTCTGCTGCTCTTTGTCCTGCACGTCATCTGGGCGCACGCCCAGTTCTTCTAGCCACTCGACGGTCTTGTGTTGCGCAGACAGGACTTCACCCGGCTCTGCGTCATCGAGCTCTACAAATTCCGGGTCGGTGTTCCCCGGTTCAAATTGCACCAAATGTTCAAACAACTAAAGCTCCTGTTAGCGCCGGATCAGCGGGGTGTTGTGTGATTCTGGGTGCGAGTGTACACTCACTTCCGCTCTGGTGCAAGCCATTGCTTCTCCTACGAGTCTTTCCGGACTCTTTCAACCCCAGACTTTGCGGTCTGGGGTTTTTTTATTTGTGTTGGCGGTTCCGTTTATTTTTGAGCGCGGGCTCCGACGGAACAGCGGAGGTAGAACAATATTCGACGGCCGGGAGCTCCCAACCCTTCACCAACACACTCAGTGTACAGCGTTTGACATGAGGTTTTTCCAAATTTTCTAGAAATTTTTGGGGGTGGGGTATGCCGCAAGTTAATAAAGTTTTCCCGGATTGGCTTTAATACTGGGCTGGCAGGGTGTTCGTAAATTAAAAGAAGTTGAATAAGGGAATAACGTAAGTGGAATTTTGTCTAAGTTTTTACAAAGTACTGGGAGCGGGTGTGGAACAGTGTTCATGTCACCACGTAGTCATGCCGCCATAAAGGGTTGGTACCCCCACGGTGGGGTTCGCCGTTTGCCATTCTGCCATGTCAAGGGGTTTCCACAACGTGTTGTGCTACAATAGAGCCATGCAACAAAGCCATTGTTGTATCTGTATGCCTCGCCAGTTGCGAGGCTTTTTTATTGGAGCTTTCATCATGACTACTTTCACAATCAACACCAAAGCCATCAACGCAGTGTTCACCGATGCGGACAACAAGTCCGCGAACTTCACCGAGCGACTGCTCGCACTCGGCATTGCATCACGCGCCATGGCTAAACCCTTCGCGATGAAGTGGGCGGCAGAGAAGTACGGCGTGGCTATCGAGCAAGGTGCGCGCGGCGAGAAGCTGCCACGCGACAGCGCGGCTGAGAAAGCTATGAACCGTGTCTTGCAAGTGTGTTTCCCTAGCGCAGACCTGCCAAGCAAAGCCGCAACGGTAAACAAGGCAGACCCAGTTGCCGCGCTCGTTAAGAAGTTCGGCACTTTGAGCAAGGCAGAGCAACGCCGTTTCTTGGCGAGCATCTAATGCGGACAGTTTGTCCGCGAGTTTTTTCGGAGCGGCGAGAGCGGGAGCCTTTGCCGTTATTCCGATTCATGTCAATCACGCAAAACCAACCACAAACATCTTTTGGAGAACTATCATGAAGAACACATCAATCAAAGAAATACACCTCGCCAAACTGCGCGTACTCCGCGACGAGTTCGCAGAGATAGCACGCAACAACACACGCCGTGATGCGGCACGCCGCCGCGCCGAAGAAGCGGACATGACATGGGAACTGGTCAAGCTCGGGGTCAAACCCATCAGCCAACGCCGCCTGTGCAAGTGATGCCGATGCGGACAAACTGTCCGCAACTCAAGGGGTTCTCTGTAATACGTTACACAAAACAACTTACCCACTAATAAACCAACTTAGTCAGCTAGTAGGTAGGCTGAAACCCGCGTGGTTATTAGCGTGGCACAGGAACCCCCCAAAACACCCTTATATATATAAATACTTTTTCTATTAGATATATATATTCACATATACGTGGGTATGGTTTTTTCCGTGGGCTCGGCCAAAGAAGTAAGTATTTTTTTTCTGGCATGGACACCAAGAGGGGGTTGCACCGCAAACCCTTTGTTTATGCGGCTTTCCACAGGCCCACTACCCACGGCACGGACAGCATACGTCTGGACAAACACGTGTTAATATTGGACGCATTACAGCTTTTTTGGAGTTCCCTATGGAAAAAGAACCTGACGACTTCGTTGAAACCTTCGATGACCATGCCCCTAAACACGGCTATTGTTCGCACTGCAAGCAGGTAAAACCCCTTGCCGCGTTCAAAGTTCTACTGCCCCGCGCCAACACCAAGGCCAACGGGTACGCAGGGTTCTATCGAGTGCAGACATTGGATGCACGTTGCAAGGACTGCCGCCCGAGAGACAAGCCGCTTAGTCAACTGAGCGAGAAGCAGATACGCAACCGCTTGGCAAACGGGGACATCACGGCACTCATGGCCGAGTCCCTGATAAAGAAGCGCAAGCAAGACTTGGTTCTAAACCGCAAGCGCAGCACCAAGATGCAGTGGCAGGCCAAGTGGAAGGCCGAGTGGAAAGCCCTCATCAAAGGCATAGCGCCTGAGTTCGTGGCGGTGCGGCAACAGAAGAAGCACGCAGAGTACACCAGCAGATACGGGGTCATTGCCTATGCTGACGGGTATTTGGCGGTGCTGGAGCAGGTACGCAACCGCCTACGCATTGGGGCAAGCAAGGTAGAGGGGTCACCGCCGCACACGCATTGGGTTGAGTTCGTGACGCAGCATGAGTACAGCGAAGTGGTCGCTTTGTGGGATGCCGTACCCTTTCACGAAAACATCTCACGTGTGCCAGTAGTCGTAGACCGCGCCATGAAACCCCTCGCCATACCGCCCAAGAACAACACGTTGGCCGCAGTGGAAAGCCCCGCCGTTCGCCTAGCGCTTGGTGGGGGTGAAGCGGTGCGCAACAAACTCGAACAGTACAGTGACCGCCGCTTGCTTAGCCTGATTGTGGCGGGGCGGGTTGACAGCCACGAGGCCAATGCCATCATCCGCAGACGCAAAGAGGAGGCCGAGGCCCTACGGGTGGAGAAGAAGCTGGCTAAACAGCAAGCCGCGTTTGACCGCCGCGTGGCCGAGGCGAACGGCACACTTACCCCACGAGTACGCAGACCACAGGCCAAGCCGTCAACCCCTGCACAAGCGGCAGCACGTATATGGTCACACCAACCACAACACGGCACATCGGCCAAGCCGAGCGTGTCGGACACGGACTGGCTATCCAGTCTGGACTGAGCAACAAATGCGGACACCGTGTCCGCATTGCACAAAGGAGAAAGCAAATGAAAACAGTAATCATCCGTGACAACGACCACACCATCGCAACCCTGCATCAGCCCGAAGGTATGACAGACAAAGACTTTGACGAGTTGGGGACTGCCTTACTACTCACGCTTGCGAACCAGACAGGGCGACCAATGGCACGAGAGGACATGACATCATGAACAAGCACACACCCGAGCAACGAGCGAAAGCTCTAGCCCAAGCCGAGGGCATCATGGCGTTGTTAGGCGAGGTTTTAGCCGAGCGAATCGAGCCCAATTCACCTGAGTTCGAGCACGCCTGCGCCATTTATGCCCAAGCGGTACTCGTCAAGCTACGCCTCACCCCCGCCCATTCTCTTTAGGGAACGGTCATCCTTCTTTTTTCACCCCTCGCGGACAACCTGTCCGCATTAACTTTTGGAGCACGTCATGACAGACACAACACCAACCCCTGCAACACCCGCAGTCAATCCAACCCGCGACTTCATCAACAGCCTCATCGACCAATTTAGCCTTCACATCGAGGGCTTGGTCGAGCGCAAGGTCAACGACATATTTCAGAACCACGCCACGATGCGGCTCCTCGACGAAAAGACCGAGCAACTTATGCGCAACATCGCAGACGAGGCAGTAGACGAACACGAGCGTGACTACGAACACATAGACAGAGACGAAATCAGCGACACAGTAGCCACACACATCTCACACCACGACTTCTCAGACACCATCCGCAGATCAGTCGTGGAGATTCTCAGCGATGGCGACTACGTAACTGAGGATAGGGTGATGGACATAGTGACTGACGAACTCGACTTCGAGGAGAAGGTCAAAGAAGTGTTGAGGAATATATGAGTACAGACAAACCTTGGGAGAGTGAACCCGACCACCACCTGTTCGAGTCTCATGGGTATGTGTGTGAGGCAAGAAGGTACGAGCACAGGGGTAACTGGTGCGGGTACATCTACATTCCTGCAACGCACCCTCTACATGGTGTGGATTACAACGATGCCGAGCTTACTGTTCATGGTGGGCTGACGTTCTCTCACACGGATGACGACAACACCAAGTTCGGCTTTGACTGTGGGCACTACATGGACTTGGTGCCTTCAAGGACAGCGCAGTACAAAGCAATGGGCATAGACACAACCATTGATGAAGAACGCGGAACATACAAAACGCTGGACTATGTAATCAACGAGCTAGAGAACCTAGCTCAACAACTGAAGGAGAAAGAAGATGACATTGATGCCGTTTGAGTTGGTGATTATGTTGAAAGACTTGATCGCCTGTATTGAGCGCGGTGACCCACAGGAAATCGCAGACCTAACACTACGCTACAAAAAATGGGTAGCTTCACACGAGGAGAGCAATCATGCCAACTGAAATCACAATCACCGCGTACAAGTACGAAGAACTAGAAGGCAGGGCGAAAGAGAAAGCCACCTCCAAACTCACCGAGTGGGCGACAGACTACGAATGGTGGGACAGCATCTACACCGATGCTAAGGATGACGGCGACAAGCTAGGCTTCGACATCGAGGACATCAGGTTCAGCGGGTTCTCCTCGCAAGGTGACGGCTGTCATTGGACAGGGCGTATCAATCTGCCTAAGTTTGTCGAGGCGCACATGGAGGAGGACAGTCCTTGGTTCGGCGAGGACGTCATCTTGCTTGAGTTGTGGCGTGATGGATGGGTGGACAGATACATCCAAGTGCACAACCGCAACTACCGATACATGCACTCAGGCGGCATGAGTTTGAGCGACTACCCGAACGATGCGCTCGGCAGTCTCGATGATGACGATGACGCGGTACTAAACGAAGGCGTGATGCAGGGCGCTAATGTTTATCAGCTCTCGCGTTCGTTCGACTACGAGAAACGCGTCAATGAGTGGTGTGACGAGGCGCTGACACAAGCGAAGGCTTTCGCCGATGACGTATACAAGAAACTTGAGAAGGAGTATGACCACTATGTAAGTGAGGAGTCTTTGATTGAGTTCGCAGGTGCGAACGAGTATTTGTTTAATGAGAAAGGGGAGATGTTATGAACGTCAAAGAAGCGAGGGAAAGGTTCAAGTCAGTAGCTGAGAAGCTACGCAAAGCAGAGCATCTGTCGTATGAGATGTTGCGTCATCCCGATGCAACACTTGAGCACTTGCAATCGGCGCGTGAGATAGCGCTCAGCATAGACCGAACGCTGACAGAGATGGTGACATCACTGCGCGAGGTGTTGCCCGACAGAGGTGGGTTTCTTTCTACATACGAGTGGAACGCACCTGCCTACAACAGATTTTATAAACCAAAGGAGAAATGAAATGGGATACAGAAGCGATGTTGCATACGTCATCAAGTTCGATGACATACAAACGAGAGATGCCTACGTCACGTTGATGTTGGCGAATGAGGACAAACTTGTCCGCGAAGCTATCGAGGAGTGCGAGTACAACGATGCACGTGACCCTGTCATTACGTTCAGGCAAGACGATGTGAAGTGGTACGACAGCTACGCCGATGTGCAAGCGCACAAGTTCATCTACACCAACGCACACGAGTTAGAGATGGGCAGCTACCGCTTCATTGCGCTAGGTGAGGATGGTGCAGAAACTTTTGAGGCAGAGGAGATACACGATGGGCATGACCTGTACGACTACCTCACCACACGCCACGAGTTAGTCACAAACTTTTAATCAACCACAAGGAGAGTAATCATGGGATTCGGAACAGTAGGAAACACAGCATCCATCTACAACTACAAGATGGCAGACGAGTACTTCAACAGCAGGAAGGAACACAAGCGTTGCAAGAACTGGCAATCAGACGAGCGATGCCTCAAGAAAAGCGCATCGGGTAACAGGCATTACCGCATCGAGCGTCATGCCGATGGTTACTACTACGATGTGTGCTTGTATCAAACTGCAATGGCTAGGTTCTACAAGCCTGACGAGAACGGACATCGCCGCGTACTGTACGCAGGGCACAACAGTATCACGAGCAGTAGCTTTCAACAGAGCGTGCTCGGTATATGGTCAGCGATGCGCCGCACTACTACGGCAGGTAAGGAGGTCATCGTGCCGCTGTATTGCAACAACGTATTCAGCGACTTGGGTTCTAAGTTCTGCGCTGACCTGACGTTCGATGCCAACGGCTTGCTCATAGTGGAGAAGTCATCACACGCACCGCACTTCACGCACAAGTCAAGTGCCGAGGACAAGGCACGACGCAAGCGCATCAAGGATAAGTTCAGCAGTCTCATCATGCTTGCACAGATGCGTATGCCTGAGTTCGCGGACAACTGCATGCCTACGCATGAGAAGGGTCGCCCCTTCGGTGGTGGTCACACGTCATACAACGAGCGTATGGCTGTCGAATCTATATGGGAGGGCGGCGATGACCTTGAGCAACATTGGGTTGACCACTTCTTTGACCTGTGCCAAGAGGTGTACGACACGCTCGTTGCCAAGCGTGGGTATGAGCAGGGTAGCTTTCACTTAACGTATCGCTACGCGCAACCCAATCAGACGCACTCAAAACCCTCAGACTTAGAGAAACCTATTACAGAGAAGTGTTTCGAGAAAGCTATTCTCAACAAGGTCTTTAGGTTAGTGGGTGCTAACGGCGGGACTGAGGCAGTAGAACAGCCGCAGTTCATGGAGCATGGGGCATACCCTCGCACAACCATCACAACATGGGCATAAAGAAAGGAATCATCATGCAAAAATAATCTGTCAAACTCTGGACAACTTGTTATACTAAACAAACGGATGCGGACAAGGTGTCCGCATCACATCAATCTTTTCTTTCTATTGGAGCTTTCATCATGAACAAATATCTTTCTTTCACTCAAGTTCAAAACCTCATCGCTAACGCAGGTGACAAACGTACCATCATCGTAGAAGGTGAGAACGGTATCGGTAAGACAGCACTCTTTCACGCTATCAAATCTCTACCCAAGTTCGCCAACCATATCGCTGTTGACCCTGTCGATTGCACGCAGTTGTCCGATGGTTCTGTATGGATGCCTGACCTCGATCGTGAGAACGGCGTGTCACGTGAGTTGCCTAACGAACGCTTCGGTGTATCAAAGGTCAACCAGTTAGGTATCAATGGCGCACGACCTATCCTCGTGATGCTTGACGAGATTGCCAAGGCTCCGCAGTTCATCAAGAACGTGCTTGCCCCAATCATCTACGAGCGTCGCGTTGGTAACTACCACATGCCCGAGGGTAGTGTTGTGTTCTGCGCTACCAACCTCAGCACCGAGGGTCTAGGCGATAGCATCCAAGCTCACTTGCGTAACCGCCTCGTGTTCGTCAAGATGCGTAAGCCTACTGTCGATGAGTGGATTAACAACTACGCTATCCCTCGCGGTATCAATGCCAACGTGACTGCCTTCTGTCACAACTACCCTCAAGTCTTCGACTCATTCATCGACTACGAGAAGGGTGGTAAGTATGAGGGCAAGGACATGAGCAAGGACAACGGCTACATCTTCAACCCTCGCAGTATGCAACTCGCGTATGCCTCGCCTCGTTCCCTCAATGCGGCGTCTGACATTCTCGATTCATGCGATGGTGTTGTCGATGACGATACCCTTGAGGCGGCGTTGATCGGTACGCTCGGTGCTACTACTGCGGAAGCTCTTGGCAGTTTTGTACGTTTTGGCCGCGATATTTGTAGCTATGACAGAGTCATCAAAGACCCCAAGAACGCACCGATGTCCGACAACCCTACTGCTCAACTCGTGCAGGTCTTCCAGTTCGTATCACGTGCGGCTGATCGTACCGAGGCAGAGGCAATCGTTGAGTATGTGTGGCGCATGCGTGCAGAGATGCAGTCCATCTTCTGCAACACCATCGCTTCATCACAGCGTGTCGCTATGTTCGCAACCATCAACAGCTTCGGCAAGATGTTGCAAGAGCACAAAGTTTTCTTCTCTACCAAGTAAGGAGGCATCATGTCATTCGATAAATTACCACTCAACCAACGCGTACAAGCCGCCAACATCGACTGTATGCGTCACCCTAAGTTCGCTCTGCTCTCAGGTCATATCTGTATGGGCAAGTCCGAGGTCAAGGATGACGTACCCACCGCAGGTACTAACGGCAAGGATAAGTTCTATGGCTCAGCGTTCATCGCACCGCTGACACGCAAGCAGTTGCGCTACCTTGTGTTGCATGAGAATGGTCACGTTGCATACAAGCATTGTGTCCTGCCCTACTACGAGCAACTCAGCAAGACACACGGCAACCGCATCTGCAACGTGGCTATGGACTACGTCATCAACGGACTGATCGAGGAGATGGACCCCGAGTTCAAGTTCGTTGACCGACCAACCGAGCCGATGCTTGTCGATAAGAAGTACGAGGGCAAGTCCTTTCCGCAGGTGTTGCAAGACTTACTCAAGGAGAAGGAACAGAACCCCGATGACCCACGCTTCCAAGAGGGTGGCGACTTCGACGAGCACATCATCGACACTAGCAACATGACGCCTGACGAGCGCAAGGTACTGGAGAAGATGGTCGATGACGCTAGTCGTCAGGGTGAGTTACTTGTACGCAAGATGCGCGGTGACGGCAAGGGTGGGCGTGACGTGTTCGGTACTGCCGCCGAGCGTACTACCAACTGGAAGGATGCGTTGCTCGACTTCATTCAGACTGTGTGTCAGGGTGATGAGAACTCACGCTTCTGCCCACCCAACAAGCGTATGCTTGCCTCGGGTTTCGTTATGCCTTCACACTTCGACGAGTCCATCGGCGAGTTGGTTGTAGCGTGTGACACGTCAGGCTCTATGCACTGGGCGTACCCCATCATCTTCGGTGAGATTGCTCGTGTGTGCGCTAACGTGCGACCCGAGACTGTGCGCATCCTGTGGTGGGACACCGAGGTAGCAGGTGACCAAGAGTTCAAGCCGCATGAGTACGAGTCCATCGCTACGCTCATGAAGCCCAAGGGTGGTGGCGGCACTACTGTGTCGTGCGTTGCCGAGTACATAGCCGAGCACGAGATCAAGCCCAAGGCAGTCATCATGTTGACCGATGGCTACATCGAGTCCGAGTACAAGGTAGCACCCTATCCTCTGCTGTGGGGTGTCGTTGACAACGACGACTTCGTGCCACACACAGGCAAGGTGATAAGGATTGTGCCGTGACTTGGGATGTCACATTCCACATGGATGTGCGTGAGGACTTGCAGGTTCCCTGCGGTCCGTTCGAGTATCTTGACCACGCTGTCTTACGCAAAGCACCGCAACGGTTCTTTATTGTGGGGCAGTTTGCTAAGCAAGACGCGCAGTACCCGCTAAGCAACCCCATCGCCGCGATCGTTCAAGAACTTGAGACGCACACACGTGCTGAGCGCCGCTTGTTTCTCGACAACATCGTGGTGATGCTTGAACTAATGGAGGCACAGAGAGATGTTGATAGAAACTAAATGGCAAGACCTTGATCTGGTCAAGTTGCCCATCCTCGGTGACGAAGACCTGTTCATCCTCACGCCGTACAAGAACACTATCAGCATCATGCTCAAGCATGGGACACCGCTGGTATATGCAACGCATGACGGCACAGACGAGGGCGGCGATATGGATGCGCTCAAAGTTCTGTGCCTATTCAGATTTAACAAAGGAGAAGTGCAATGAAGAAACTTAGAGACTGGTGGCGTGCGCGTAAGCGCCGTGGCATGAGCGAGCTCGGGCTTGAACTGCTCGAAGCTATGGATGGTGAGGATAAGTGGCGCAAGACTGAGCACACCATCGAGCACATCGACTCGAACATCAAGTTGTGGATAGCTAATGGGCGCAGCCACTTCAAGATATACAGCGTACCAAGCATAAGTCTTAACGACGAGCAGAAAGAACACATGCTTAACAAGAAAGATCGCGCTGTGTTGTGGGGTGCGTACCACGAGATGTTGGTGAGAGATAGACACGCACCCGCCTTCACCGCACTCAACATCCTGCGCCTAGCGCGTATCAAAGCATCAAACCCAAACTAAAGAAAGAGAGTCAATCATGACAACACAACCACGTTACAACCTCGACACCTGCGCTATGTTGGTGGAGTTCAATGCTTCTGTGTGGACAGCACGCAAGCTAGACAAGTCAACGACAGACGAGGTAGTCGCAACCAAGAACGCTACCGCCAAGGATGCGGCACGCGTCAACAAGCACCTGCTTGCAGGTCGCACAGAACTCGATGTCATTCAACAGATGGTGGGTAGGGCTCGCACGTATGTGTATGACCACACCCTACCTTGGTCTGACTCGGGGCTACGCCTGTTACCTACTGTGAACTTCGTTGCGTTCACCGAGCGCATGAATCAATTCGAGGAGGAGTTCGAGCGCCTTGTCGCTGAGTTTGTGACCATCTACCCCACGTTGATTTCAGCGCAAGCTATGTCGTTGGGCGATATGTTCAAGCGCTCTGACTACCCGACAGCCAACGAGATGGTGACTAAGTTCGCCTTCCGTATCGGCTTCCTACCTGTGCCTACTGCGGGTGACTTCCGTGTTGACATCGGCAACGAGGCGCAAGCTGAACTCAAGGCGCGTCTCAATGAGATGGCAGAGGAACGTATCGAGTCTGCTATGCGTGACATTCGTGCTCGTCTAGGTGAGCACATGAAGCGTATGTCTGATCGACTCACGACTGACTACGTGCAGGGCGAGGCTAAGCAACGCCGCTTCCACGACTCTCTTGTCGATGGTGCGCTGGAGCTGTGCGACTTGACCAAGGCACTCAATGTGGTAGGCGACCCCACCCTTGAGATAGCACGTAAAGAGTTAGAGCAAGCGTTGTTAGGCGTGACTCCACAAGAGCTACGCAAGAACGAGTACGTGCGCCAAGATACAAAGAAAGCTGTGGACAGCATCCTCAGCAAATTTAACTTTTAAGAAAGGGAACGGTCATGCC